AATGGTCGCGGCTGACGCCGTGCAGGGACTTTCGGCAGAAGGAGGAAACCAATGTCTGAAAATACAGGTTATTCAAACAATAAGAACATATTCTGCTGCACGGAGTGTGGGAAGATATTCTATTCGACTGCGCTTATCAAGGAGCTGTGCGATGACTGCACCGAAAAGCTAAACGAGCTGACCGCACTCGAAGCCGAGCGCAGGCACAGGGAGCAGATCGCCAAGATCAGAAAGACCCGCATGACAAGCGGTAAGACGGTAGCCGAGATCACAGCGCTTGCAGGCAAGGAGGGTCTGAGCTACGGCAAGTATGTTGCAAAATACAGCTAAGGAGGCTGATATGATGAAAAACAAGCACAAGAAGATCGGGAAAAGCGGACAGCTCACGATCCCGAAGGACATGAGAGCCGATGCGGGGCTGCTGCCCGGGACGGCTATCGACATTGAGAGAACAGACAAGGGCTTGCTGCTCTCGCCGCATATCCCTCTCTGCAAGGTTTGCGGCAGCTGCGAGCGCATAACGGTGTACCGCGGGCTGGAGCTGTGCTGCGGCTGCATCGAAGCAATATATAAGGAGGCTGAAAGAAATGCATGACAACGCAAAGGAGCGCATCAGGCGCTACAGGGAGATCAAGGCTCAGATCGGAGCTCTGAAAAATGAAGCTGACTGCATCGAAGCTGAATTCCTCAGAGAAATGGAGAGCGAGCTTGCCGACACGAAGTATAAGTCGGTGAGCTGGTCGGACGGCGAGGGCAACAGGGTCACGGCTACAGAAGCAGACAGCTTGAAGGTCGTGTATCCGAGCTATCTTGAGAGCATCTTCGGCATGGCTTACGACGACGTCGTGACGGAAGTCAAGACCTACAAGCTCAGCGCCGGAGCGTCGCGTATGCTGACGGCTATATATAACGGCGAGTATCTGAGAGACGCTTCTATCGAGGAGCTTGTCGGTTCTCTGGGACTTGACGAGAATACCTCGAAGGCGCTGCTGAAAAAGCTCAAGGGCAAGACATTTGACACCGATGTCAAAAATCTCATGAAGCTCGGTGGACTTGACGAAGAACAGGCAAAGGAAAACGCCTATCTTGTTTCCGAGATAGCTGTCTGGAACGAGTTTATGAAGCTGATGCAGCTGCGAGGCAAAACAACAGAGCAGGAGATCGCCGATATCATCAAGTGCATCGACAGTGCAGTAACGGTCGAGCAGACGGCGAAGATCAAGATAGACCTCGCAAACGAGTGAAAGGAGCGGGAGCATGGCGGCTAAGGAACAGATCAGGAGGATATATGCTATCGGCGCTCAGCTCGGGATCAAGGGTCAGGGACATGACGATCTGCTTCACGAGCTTGTGCGAGGCATTACGGGCAAAGATTCCATCAAGGAACTTACGGATGCGGAGGCTCGTTCCGTTCTCACCGAGCTGTACAAGCGACAGTCGTCGGCTCCCAAAAAGCAGAATAAAAAGAAGAAAGCCGATACCGAAGGTAATAACGGTATGGCGAGCAAGGCACAGCAGCGGTATTGCTGGGCGCTGATCTATCAGCTGTGCGAGCTCGATCCGAAGCCCGATGTCGAGCCTGTCGAACGTCTGCTCGGTGCAATACGCAAGAAGGGCGGCACAAATATCTGCACTAAAGACGACCCGTTCTCGCACGTTACACAGGAAAACTGCGCCGAGCTTATCGAGTTCCTGAAGCGGTGCGTCAACACAGCCAAAAGGCAGGCAAAGAGAAGAGGTGAGGCTGTTGCTGAAAATACGTCCTGAGGATCTATCGCCGGAGCAGCTGGAAATGGCTGAGTGTATCGGCTTCGAGGCATACGGCAGGCTGGTCGAACGCTACGGCGGACAGGCTGTCTACATACCGAAGGCAGACAGCCTGAAACGCTCGGCGCGTGATGAAAAGATCTGCGAGGAGTTCAACGGGTTCAACTATAAATACCTCTGTATGAAGTACGGTCTCAGCGAGCGAACGATCAGAGCCATAACCAGCGACAAGAACCGTGAGCTGCTGAACGCTCCTCCGGAAGGACAGATCACCTTCTTTGACTGATTGCAATAAAAAAGTGAAGCGCTTCATGTTTATCACCCACATTATATATGGTATCATTGTTATAACGGCAATGATACCATATTTTTTTGAGGGGGTGTGCAGATGAGCAGTCAGGAGATCTTTACAATGGTGTTTCAGCTCGTGCTTACGGGAGGTATCGGCATCATAACATACTTTCTCAAGAGAGTTATGGACGAGCTTGACCGCTGCAAGAGCGACATCGACACGATAAAGAGCCGGTATATATCCAAAGAGGAGTTTGACAAGACCAAGGCAGACATCACCGAGGTCAAGCAGAACTATCTTACCAAAGAGGACTTTTACCGCGAGCAGCTCAAGACCGAGCAGAAGCTCGACAAGATCATGGACATACTTATGGATATGAAGGGAGAGAAGTGATATGGACGCAGAAAAACAGAAGCAGCTCATCGAGGCAGGCAAGTTCCGCGAGAATAACGGCGCTGTCATGCGCGTTCTGAATATTCTCGACCACACCTTTCATGAGCTGAAGGATATTGAGTATGCGCTGCCGAATCTCACCCGCGGCGAGCTTACCGAGAGCATCAACTATCTGAACGAGGAGGGCTATATCCATCTCCGCAGCAGCGGCGATAAGGTACAGACCTCTCTTGCAGATAAGAACTTCGAGGAGCTGGAAGCAAAGGCGACCTCTAAGGGGCTGAGACTTCTGAGATACGTCATCACCGACCCTTGTATCCGTCTGTGAGGTGAGCGGCATGGAACGCAAACGCCACTTCAAGATAGAGAAGCTGCCGCCCGACATAAAGTCGCAGGTAGACGAGATGATCGCCGCGAACTTTACCTACGATGAGATCGTGGACTTTATCTCGTCAGAAAGCGATATGACAGTCTCTCCGATGGCAGTGTGCAGATACGCCAAGAGCCTGCGGCAGTCGATACAGACGCTCCGTATGGCTCAGGAGAATTTCAGGGCGCTCATGGACGAGGTAAACAAGTACCCCACGCTCGACACCGGTGAAGCTATCCTGCGGCTGCTGTCTCACGTTATGGTTGACCGTATCCAGGACACTCCGGAGGACAAGTGGAAGGAGATCAAGCCCGACGAGCTTATCAAGCAGTCCACTGCCCTTGTAAAGGCTGCCGCATATAAGAAGAATCTTGACGTTAAGAACGAGGACATCATGTCGGCAGGTTTCGAGCAGGTCAAGGGAATGGTATTCGAGACAATGGCAAGAGAAAGACCAGAGCTGTATGCCGAGGTCGCAGCCTTCCTCGAACAGAAGCGGGGTGAAGGTGAGTGATATACGTTCTTCACGTCCGGAGCGGCGAAGAGCAGGACGTTGTTCATGCGCTCATCAGAAGCGGCGTCACAGCGTATGCTCCCCGTCAGGAGCTGCTGGAACGCAGCAGAGGCAAATGGCATACCGTTCAGCGGGTGCTTTTCCCCGGATATGTGTTTGCTGATGTGCTGCTCACCGACGAGAATTACTACAGGATCAAGAATACATCCGGAGTCATACGGATCCTCGGCGAGCCTACACCTCTATCCTACTCCGAGCAGCTGAGAATGCAGTGGCTGTTCGATGCGGGAACGATAGGCGTCAGCTGCGGATATATCAGAGACGGAAGGCTGACGATAACAAGCGGCTTTCTTACAGGACATGAGCATGAGATCGTAAGCGTCAGCCGCCGCCAGAAGCGGTGCAGGCTGTCGGTAACGATCTGCGGCAAGCGTCATTACTTCACTGTTGCTGCCGAGATAGAAAAGCTCTGAAAAGGTGCATCGGGTAGATACGTCCCCGATGAGGAATTTCGGAGTACATATGGCATTTTTCGGGCGTTCGGAACGGCGAAACGCTTAGGGCGAAGCTATGCCCTGAAAAACACCGTTCATAACCCCGTTTTAATGCCGTTTAATGCGTTCGAGAAACCTCGGCGGTAAAACTATACCCCTAAAGCCAAGACCCCTCTTAAAACGCCGTAGATTTTGAGCAGAAAGGAGCATATGGATATGAACCCGAAAAAGCGCAGGGCTGTGGAGCTGCTGAGCGTAGCAGTCGGCAGCGTCGGCAAAAATGATACACCCGATATAAAGAGCCTCGGAGATCTGTCCAAGGCTCTTTCTGTTACATCAGACCCAAAGGAGCAGCGGAAGCTCATCAAGGACTTCATGGCAGGTCACAGGGAGTTTCACAAGCTGCTTGAAAGCGACCCTGAGTTTGTTAACTCGGAAGCCGAGCGTGCGCTTATCGAGCTGGCGTTCGGAGCAGAGAGTATCACCGAGGAGGAACGCACCGACAGCCGCGGACGCAAGTCATACAGGCGGACTGTTCACCGTAATGCCCCGAATCTTAGCGCTCTGATGGAATGGCTGCGGAACAAGGATCCCGAGAACTGGTCTCCAAACCCGCAGGCAGAGCCTGAGCTTGAGGATACCGAGGAGCTTGAGGAGGATATCTATGGCAAAAAGAAGTAAGCCTCCCAAGCGGAAAAAGACTATCCCGTATCGCTTCGGCGACAAGCACAAGGCATATATCGCTCGCTCAGAGGGCTGCTTCATGAACGTTGCCGAGGGCGCGGTCAGAGCAGGCAAGACTGTCGATAACGTCTATGCTTTCTGCCATGAGCTGAAAACCACTGAGGATAAGATACATCTTGCAAGCGCGTCTACTCTCGGAAATGCCAAGCTGATACTCGGCGCGTGCAATGGCTTTGGGATAGAGAACTATTTCCGTGGTCAGTGCCGCTGGGGAAAGTATAAGGGCAACGAAGCGCTCATTATCAACGGTGCAGACACTGGTTTTAGGGAGCGCATCGTGATATTCGCAGGCGCAGGGCTTTCAAACTCGTGGACGAAGATACGCGGCAACTCCTACGGAATGTGGATAGCTACAGAGATCAACCTGCACGACAGACACTTCATTGAGGAAGCTCTGAACCGTTCTATCGCCGCAAAAAAGCGAATGGTCTGGTGGGATCTGAACCCCGGCACACCCAAGCACTGGATATACACCGACTTTATTGATGCATATGAAAGAAAGTACAAAGCAGGGGAATTTCTCGGTGGTTACAATTACGAGCATTTCACCATTGAGGACAACATCAACGTCCCCGATGAACGAAAGCAGGAGATAATCTCACAGTACGACCACAGCTCAGTGCAGTATATGCGGGATATCCTCGGTAAGAGGATAGCAGCTGACGGTCTGATATTCCCTCAGTTTGCCAATGACCGGGAAAGGTACATCGTCGAGACGGTGGAAGCTGACAGGATAACATCTATTCAGGTCGGCATCGATTTCGGCGGAAACAAGTCAAAGACCACCTTTGTGGCAACGGCGTTCCTCGACGGCTTCAAGGAGCTGGTCGTGGTGGACGACCACAAGATCGAGGGTGGCAAGGGCGAGATAAGCCCGACGGATATCAACCGCGATTTTATTGCCTTTATAAGACGGCTTTACAAGCGTTTTAAGCCTACTCTGATAAAGCTCGCATGGGCTGATAACGAAGCACAGGCGATAATCAACGGCATGAGGACGGCGGTGCGCAACGCCCGTTTGTTCGTCAGGGTCGTTGACTGCTATAAAGCGCCCATAAAGGACAGGATAGACACTCTGCAAATGCTCATGGCTCAGGGGCGTTTCCATGTGATGAGGAACTGTACCAATGTGACAGCGAGCCTTTCGGAACAGGTGTGGGACTCGAAGATCGAGGACGAAGATGTTCGTCTCGACGACGGCACCTGTGATATCGATACGGCAGACGCACTGGAGTACAGCTTCTCAAAATTCATAAGAGTATTACTTGCGTCGGGAGGTGATGGAAATGAATAGTTTTGTGATCGGCTGGCTGAATAAACGGTATCAGTGTTCGATATCCGATGAGTATTACAGCATTATCGACACATGGAAGGACTGGTGGAAAGGCTTTCACGAGCCGTTCCACAAGGTCAGGGTCTTTGACGGCAGGAAGCTCCGCAGCCGTGATATGTATACAATGAAAATGGCGAAAAAGGTCTGCGAGGACTGGGCAAGCCTGCTCATCAACGATAAGACCGAAATAACGATAGCTGACACTCATTCCGGCGAATGGCTGCAAAGCAAGGAGCAGACAGGCGGCGTACTCGGTGCTAACAACTTCTGGGAGCAGGCGAACGACCTTATGGAGCGCATGATGTACTCCGGAACGGCTGCGATAGTTATAGGACTGAGGAATGCCCGATACTCCGAGGACGGCAGGCTGCTTGCAGATTCCAACACGCGGATAGACCTTGATTACATCTCCGCTGAGAACATCGTGCCGCTATCATGTGACAACGGCGTTATCACCGAAGCGGCGTTCTGTTCGGATATATCCGTCATGGGTAAAAACAAGCTCTATTTGCAGATACATAGGCTCGAAAACAAAGAGTATGTTATAGAAAATCACATCTTCGGCGTAACTGCCGACGGCAAAACGGTCATTGCTGAGGAAGATCTGCCCGAAAACATACCGGCTGAGATACATACAGGTTCAGCGCTGCCGTGGTTCTCCATATGCCGTCCTGCGATAGTCGGGACAAACAGGCATTCCAACGGCATGGGATGTGCGGTATTTGCCAATGCTATCGACAACCTTAAGGGAATCGACATTGCCTACAACAACTTCAACAGCGACTTCTACCTCGGACAGAAAAAGGTGTTTCTCAACAAAAGCCTGCTTGCGGAAATGGAAGGCGGCGAGACGATCACGCCTGATGATGTGAACCAGCAGCTGTTCTACACGATAGGTACTTCGCTGGGCGATGACAAGCAGCTGGTGCAGGAGCACAACCCCGATCTGAGGGTAGATGCCAACGAAAAGGGCGTACAGGCTCAGCTCGACTATCTGTCGTTCAAGGTAGGCTTCGGGACTAAGCACTACCAGTTCAACAACGGCAGCATAGTTACCGCTACTCAGTACACCGGGGACAAGCAGGACCTTATCCAGAACGCTCACAAGCATTTCATCAAGGTCGAAGGCTTTCTGACGAAGCTTGTAAGGACGCTGCTATACATAGGGCATGAGTTCATCGACCCGGCTATCAAGCCGGACGCAAAGATCGTCATTAAATTCGATCAGTCACCGCTTATTGACGAGAACGCCGAACGAGCCCGTGACCGCGAGGACGTGAATGCCGGTCTGATGATGGCGTGGGAATACCGCGTAAAGTGGTACGGCGAGGACAAGGCTACTGCTCAGAAGGCGCTCGACGGCACGATGACCGACGATGAGCTCATGGACTTCACTGACGAGGGCGGTGATGAGTAATGCTCTCGCCGCAGACACTGAGCAAGCTCCCCGATCCGCTTGTGGATCTAATCAATGAGCTTCAGATGGAAATAATCAAGTCTATCGCCGAAAAGCTCACCAAAGCAAACTACCTCACGCCCTCAGCCGAATGGCAGCTCTACAAGGCGCAGCAGCTCAGGCTTTCGACAGCTGAGGTCAACAAGCTGCTCAGGCGCTACACAAAGCTCTCTCAGCGGGAGATACGTTCGATATACACCGACGCCTGTAAGCAGGCGATATCGAACGACGCTGCGATCTACCGTCAGTTCGGCAGGGACGCGAGCTCTTATTTCCGCTCGGTGGCGTTCTCGAATGCGCTGAAAGCAGGGATAAAAAACGCTAACGGTATGTTCGAGAACTTCACGCGAAGCACCGTGCAGTCGAGCCGAAAGACGGTAACGCACCTGATGGACAAGGCGTACTTGCAGGTGCTGAGCGGCGCGTTCTCGCCGCAGGAGGCGATATACAGCGCTGTAAAGGAGCTTGCGAACAAGGGCATACAGTCGGTGACGTACCCGAGCGGAAAAACGGACTGGGCAGACGTTGCGGTTCGCAGGGCAGTCATAACAGGCATAGGTCAGACCGCTGGGCGAATGCAGCTTGATCTCGCTGCCGAAATGGGTACCGATCTTGTGGAGGTCACGTCCCACATGGGCGCAAGACCCTCTCACGCCGAATGGCAGGGCAAGGTTTACAGCATTTCTGGCAGGAGCAAGAAATATCCCTCGCTCAGAGCTGCGACCGGCTACGGCAGGGGCGACGGCTTGAAAGGCTGGAACTGCCGTCACGACTTCTTTCCGTTTTTCGAGGGGCTTTCGGAGCGTGCAAACCTGCCTGTTGACCTCAAAGAGAACGAAAAGCAGTACAAAGCCGAGCAGAAACAGCGAGCGATTGAACGCTCTATCCGCAAAAGCAAGCGAGGTCTTGCAGCTCTCGACAGCTCTATCCAAAGCACCGATGACGAACAGCTGAAAGCCAAACTCCAAAGCGATTTTGACCGAAAGGCGGCTACGCTCAAAAAGCAGGAAGCCAAGCTCGCAGAGCATTGCAAAGCGAACGACCTGCTTGTCAGAAACGACCGTACAAGGGTCGTGGGATTTGGTCGAAGCATTTCGCAGAAGGCGGTGCATGGGAATAAGAGGTATCTTGACAAAATCAAAAATAATGGTATAATAAGTGTATCGGATTGTAATAAGAAACTAAAGGATTCCAAGGATGGCTTGAGGAATCTAAAAGGCTTATTTCAGAAGGCAATTCACCAAAGAGCTTCATTTATAAAGACATTGATGCTCAAAAAATCATTGATGAATATGCCGGTAAAGGCTCCTTGTATTATAAGTCTAATGGAAAATATCCGATAGAGTATGTGACCCTCCCAAAAGAAGTTGGTAAATCTTTTGATAAGAAAGCCGGTAAATATATACCGACCAAAAGAATTGCCATTGTATATTCTAAAAAGGGAGCACACATTTACCCTGTAAACGAGAAGGAGTGATTAATTGTGCCGTTATCTTTGCCTATGAGAAACATTGACATTATCTTAAACAACAAAGCGAGAATAAAAACAGTCTCCGGAGAGGTTATCACAGGATACGGCGACAGCCTGCTCTATCTTCCTATTTCGGACGACAGTGACGAAGAAGATGAATTTCTTCGTTTTGATACTGAGAGCGGAAATACAACGTTTCTTCGAGAATCTGATATACTTGACTACAAGATACTTTAAATAAAGCTCCCACCTAACGGGGGCTTTTAATTTTACCCGAAAGGAGCTGATACCATGATTAACTTAGGCAAACACCCGTTATGTATGTCCGACATTGAAATACAGGCGTACATTGACTTCATGAGCGAGCAATACCCCGAGATAAAAGACGGCACGCTCGACATCGAGCTAATCGGTGAAAGATTGGTGAAGATTACGCTTACTAACGAAGCTGTTCCGTTTCAAAGTAAACGCCACTGGTTTAGGCGTTGTTTTGTTGATTGTCTTGAAGAGGCATTTTGTATGTGATATCCATTCCAAGCGCATCAGAACGAAAAAAGACTAAATAACAGAAAGGAGGAAACACAGATGATAACCCTCGGCAAACACCCCTCGGATATGTCGGACACCGAAGCGCAGGCATATCTTGACTTCATGAGCAAGCGATACCCCGAGATACCGAACGGCACACTCGACATCGAGCTTATCGACGAAGGCTCGGTGGAGCTGACGCTTACTCACGACGCTGTGCCGTTCCAGAGGATACGCCGCATAACAGGCTACCTCGTAGGCACGACCGACCGCTGGAACAAC